TCTGCGTTAATATAAAACTCTTCACCCGCGACAGGCTCAACTACCGGCCTGCCCTCAGTGACCGTGCGCTCAATTTGAACGTCATGGATAGTTGCGAATTGAGGCCCCATTGCGGACTCCATCAACTCTTCTTGTTCCGTCTCAAACTCGAATAGCTCTTCTTTTGCCGTGTGCGCCGTAACTTCAACGCCTTCATCGTCTAATAACTCATTCAACGCGGCGGAGGAAAGATCTTCATAAGTTTCTGATGTGGTCTTATCTGTTTCATCCCAATAAGTTTTTACGATTCCCACCCGCAATAACAACGCGTCTTTAAACCAGGAATAAAACGTTAAAAACCCATCTTGCTTATTAAATAAATGATTGACGTAATCGCTTTCCTGCTCGGCTGCGGCTTCGTCGTCGCCATTCTCAGGGTCAAATCTTACGGCCTCATCGGTCTCGGTAAATGTTTTTAGAATAGATGGTAAAATCCACTCTATTGTATCCGCTACACTTGAATCGACTACAGAAGAACGCCCTTCGACATCGGGCGCAGATAGATCGCCCTCAGCTTCGCCTGTATAGAAATTCATTGCATTTTCGTGGTCAATGCCTAGCTCCCCACGGGAGAAAGACATTGCGCCGTCTATCTCACTTTCGAGAATGCGTTTTATTTGATCTTCGTTTAACATTAAGCATAACTCATGTTGGGATAGTCGAGGTCGTCGCCCCAGTCGTTTGACTCAGTGCTGTAGCCTTGCCCGAATTGCCTGAAAGCGTCGGCTCCATTGCTTGCCCAGTTGTGTAAGGGGGTCTGCCGAAATACTTGGTATTTTTCGTCATAGTGATACTGATAATTCTTGAGCGCCTTTAGTCCGTCGTCGCAGCGGCCTTTATCAAACCAGCAGGATGCGAAAGCCTGCCGGGTCTGCTCTATGCCTTCGTTAATCGACTTAATGCGCGGAACAACTTGGATGGGCGTAACACCAAGATCTTCCAGTGTTGATTTGCGAGTTCTGTTGGTAGAGAGTTCAGAGACTTGGACGTCGTGTGGTAGAAAGTGCTCGCCATAGAGATAACCTTTATCTTTCAGTATTCGGGCGTAGTGATCTAAGCCGACTAATCGAGATTCGGTGAAATCAATAAACCGATTCTCTAACCCTACTCGCTGATGAAACCAGATTGCGGTTGTATCGTTCCTACCCAAATCCCAAAAAGTATTTACCGGAACGCTTGACTCGATGGGGATTGATGTGATGCGGTCTTTTGCTGCTTTGAGCTGTTCGCCGTAAATAGCACCGTCAATAGCTGTTTTGCACTCGCCTTCCCAGACGTGCAAATATTTGTTGTGGTCTAGCGCCTTGAGCGTAGCCATTTCTTGATTAAGTTCAGCAGGAAACCAGGGATTGTCTCGCCAGCTAACTTTTGCTGTATAGCTGTTTTCGTCATCGTTAACGCCCGTTGCTTCAAGTGCGGCAGAATACGGGCTAACAAATCTTTTATACGTTGCATCGGTTTCCTGACTTGGGTTAAAACTGACCCAGATCTCTGACCCGGGTTCCCGGACTGTCGGTATTAGTAAGTCCCATGACGCGTCGGTTATTGCTTCGGCTTCTTCACACCAAACAATATTAATTCCTTCCATCGATTTTATCTGAGTGACGTTATTCTTTAAGCCCTGGAAGATGAAATTACTACCATTTATAGCTTTGATCGTGTGCTGCTGAACGTCAAAGTAATCATCTAAGTCCATTCTGCTAATCGTGTCGGCTAGTAGTTTATGAACCGACTCACGAATAGAACCCTGAAATTCACGAGTGCAGAGTATCCGCGTAGGTTTCTGCACTGCTGTAATCATTAGCGCTTGAGCAAATGCCCATGATTTAGCGCCACCTCTTCCGCCGTAAAATACCTTATATCGCTTAGGCTGGAATAGCGGCTTGAATGCTTTAGCGAGCGTTACGTTACTCAAAGCCTACGTTCAGACTCAGATCCTTACCGTTTGTGGTAATATCCTGCTGAGTCGTATCCTTCCATCCAAAGTTGTTTTTTAAGTTGAAAATTGGCCCGGTGGCATTGCGGCCTGACATAAGACTCTGCTCGATTGCCATTTCAACTCTTTGCTTAGCTCGCTTTACAGTGCCAAGAAATTCTGTCTTCCTTTCGTAGTTTCGCAGTGCTTCGGTTGTTAATTCAAGCTGATACGCGAGCCCTGAAACTGTTGGGTGTACTTCCTCTGAAAAGCATTCTGCAAAGTAGTTGTCTATCGCCTTCTGCATTGCTGCGGGTGTTTTAAACTTTAGCGGTCGTCCTACTGGGTTAGCCATTATCGCGCCTTTTTTGGTGGCAATAAAAAGTCCGCGCTTGGCGGACTTGGGGAATTTCTTAGTCAGAAACTCATATTGAGCTTTAGGATACATGACTGGCTAACTGATAAGGGGGAATCAGATAACTGATTTAACGGCGCATCTGATAACTGCAAGCAATCCAACTATCCATCCAGCATACCGCCAGCTCCATATAGCGTTTATATGTGCCCTCTGTCATCTTTGCTTCTTTCGCCCGAGCTTGGTCGTTGGTTGCATTTGATGTGTACTTGATCTTCATGACGGATTTAAATCGTTTAGGGAAAAACTGGTACGCTTTGTCGATCCGCTCTAAATGGCTGGGTATTTCTATGCTCGTTGGAACAATTGTCTTTGGCCTGCCCCCACCTCGTGGCTCGCCCACTTCGCACGACGAGGGATAGCCGATCTCGCAAGTTTGCAACCGCTCACACCAGATATAATACTCTTCGATGTCTCTTTGCCAGCTCATGTTTACCCCTACGCATCAAATTTAATTAAGTCGTCTTCTTCGCTTTCGTAAATATTACTTCTGAGGTTTTCTACTGCCCGCGCTAACTCGCCCTCCGTCACTTTCATTCCAGCAGGAAAATTATCACAAGTAATTCCCTCCGGGTGTTCAATCAGCAAATCCAGCGTTATTCTTTCGAGCGTTCCTTTCTTCGGCGTCCACTTTACATTCATGTTACCCCCCCGTAACTTTCAAATAAAAGTCTACTCTCCCAGAGATTTTAACAGCCTTCCGAGCTGATTTAATTTATCTGATTTGCCTTCTATATCCTCTAGCCTCTGCTCTACCTCTAACTCCACCTCTTCCAGGAGGTGCGCCATCCGGTGAACGCTGTCCGCCATGACGGCTATTAGTCCCGACAATTCATCAAATGCATTGTCGGGTTCCGGTGCCTTAATTAACGCTGGCTTTGCTGGCTTTTTCGCCTCTTTTGGCTCTTTTGGCTTGGCGCATCCTGATATAGTTGCACGTATAAATTTACCGGGTTGCGGCTCCCTAATTACGCCGTCCTCTGCCAAACTTTGCAGACAGCCGGAGGTTTTCTTGAAATCGTATACAACCCCAGCCCTGACCAATTCGGATTGTATTTGCGCTTTTGTCCACGCATCGCCAGCCGGAACCACCTGATACACCTTTCCCGCCACAGAAGTTTGTTCGCGCAATATCTTTTCCAGCTTTGCTTGATTCATGCTTACCCCTCGTAACTTTCAAATAAAAGCCTACTCTGCGTCGCCCGCATCATGTTCCACCTGCGATAAGAGACTTTTTCCCAGCCGAATATAGGCCAATACACCCAATATCCGCCCCTCAATTGTCGCCATAGTTTGAATGCGTTCACTGTGTCGCACCGTATTCCGCGATTAGTGCCGCGTCTGCTCGGCCGATATCTTTCTTGCGCTTGAATAGATCGCTATGCTCCGGCCACCTGGCGATAACCAACCCTCGTGCTGCATCTTTCTCCTTGCCAACGAGGCCGAATTCTTTTTTCCATCGCTGCGGTCTAACGAAATAAGTCGCTATCCCGTTCCCTGCTAGAGCACCCTCGATCACTCCGAGTGATCGGCCAAACGAAAACATGGAGCTAACCCCTTGACCAGGCATTGCGGCTACTTGCTCAACCCATGCGCACAATCCGCTAGTGCCTGCGATAGCCATTGCCTCTTGCACTAGATCGCTCACCAGAAACGCGTTAACCTCGCTTCCTTTCCCGTGCGTCTTAGCGGTGATCGGCATATCCCACGCTCTGGCTATTTCATCCCGGTCAACGAGTACGAGTGCGCCCCCGAGGCCCGTATCGACGCCCAAACACATCCCCCTCACAATTTCCCCTCACAAATTAGTATTTTCTGCGTTCTAATCACGCCCTCGTAGTGCATGAGTTTAAGCGCGTCTTTCGGGTATTCCGTGCGTATTCTTCCGTCAACTGCGTCATGACAGGCCGAACACCCCCAGGCACCATGCCTGTCGTCTGATTTCAGCCCAATGGAGCCGTTCGGGAGATGAGCCAATACCGTTGTCGCACTATCCCAATTGCAGACCGCAGGGATCCTTATTTGACAGTCTCTGTTTCGTGCTTCTTTTCGTAGATTACCCATACATCAATTCCTCAATACTCGGCCACCGAACCGCAATGCCCAGCCTTTGGCT